TTTGGTCAACAGATACCGTTTGGGTTTTGATTCTGGTTTTTATAGCAATATCTTGAAGTAGTTTATAGGATTGGTATGTATCTGCGGTTACGATTGATATTTGTCTTTGCTGAGCTATTTGTGTCATTAACCCCTCTATGAGGTGCATAGGTATGTCGTCGCCTTCGTTGTGGATACCGAAAGCTACGGGGATATGGATAGTGTTCTCGTCGTACCAGTAACCCATGGCGATACCTGTATTGTCACCACGTATAGATGTGTCAATATGAACAGCTAATGTCCTATCAATAGGTAACGCCGATAGTATAGGTTCCAGTACAGTATCCATTTGCATGATACTTAGCAAATCGTTAGTGACACTCGGGAGATTCATGACCATCTCGCGTGTGAAGAGTGAGTTTGGAGGCCTTACGCTAACACCAGCCAGTGATATCAGCGCTTCATAAATATTAGTGTTAAACTCTTTCTCAAACTCTTTAGGTACTTCTATGATGCGATCGGGTTCATACTTGCTTAACTCCTCAGGCGTTACATCCTCCTTATCACCTATTATCTTAGGCTCTCCTAAGATACCACCTGTATAGACCCAAATAGCACCTTTCTTAAAAAACAGCCCGGTATGTGCTTTAGCCTCCCACTGCGACATCCTAACTGCGTAAAAGTCCTCTGCCCTATGACCCAAAAAATCTACAACACTACCTTCATAAGAGGCAGAGGTGTCTATGATTATATTCCCTAAATAATCTTTGGCAGCTATAAAACGTGACTTAAAACGATTATATGCCTGTTCCAACTTAAATCTAATCACACCTTCATTAACAAAGTTAGCCTCCGAGAAAACATAAAAAATTACATCGCCACCTATTGAGGAGTTACTCTTTGAACCATCAGCTTGAAAATCTATAGGAATAGGCTTCAAATCTTGCTCTAATCGTAGTTCTCTAATCTCTTGAAATAAGTCATGATTCTCAAATACATCCTTAATATATTCCAAAAACTCAATACGAGATTTTTCTATCTTGACATGAAAGAAAACGAACTGAATGGGCTTGGTTATAAATAAGTTGAATGCTTTAAAATCTTTTAGACATAGTATCTTATACGCAGTATATAATGCTGCAATTTTTGAGACGGTAGACTTGCCGGTCCCTATAGCACCAGTTAGCAGGATATAGTTATGTGCAGTATGTATTGGGTCGGGGAAAAGCTCGCGTAGGTGTCTCATCCATGCCGGATAGATAGACCCTTCTAAACCAAGACGTGTTACAAACTCATCAATCGTAAGTGGCATGATAAAGAAACCAGCTCGTTTAGCCTCATCAACTAAGACTTCATCAAAATGCATACCCACTTTGCTCTAACATTTCAACAAACGCTTTAATATGTGGCAAAATATCCCTCCTAATAAATATAGTACTACCTGATTGATAATGTGGGACACTGTATAATCTGATAGCAGTATCTATCTTGTATGTTGGAACCCCTAATATACCCGAAGCTTCGTAGTTAGTAATATATCTTTTATTGTTTTGTATCGTCTCCATATTAGAAAGTAAATGCTGGTACTACGTTCAAAAGAGTTTTATCGTGGTGTTCGTAGCTGAAGTTTAGTGTCACAGTTTCACGCGCACCAGTAGGTTCCGTAGGAGTTTCGTAGCTATAGTCGTAACTCATGAATTGTAGAGTATAAAAGTCTATTCGCTTAACAGGTTTACGGCTAGAGTTGAGGAAAAATATTTGGAAAACAGGTATCATCACGTCTTCCTTCCTGAGTTGGAACTTATATCTGTTAGCCCCACCAGCACTCATAAAAGATAAAGCCATAGCATAAATCGTTTGGTCTTCAAAGTCAATCATTTCCCAGTTGATAGTCCCATCACTTTCGTACCCACCATGTTGTTTGATGTGTATACCACGGATATTAACATCTGCATTACCGACTAAATCTTTCTTCACATCGAGAGAAAGGGTTTTCATCCTGTGTTTTATCACGTCTAGACCAGGCCAATATACAGCTCGCGGTTTCACAGGAATGTCAATATCCCACATGTGTTGCCATAAGAACTCTTTGCCGCCGCCGGAAAGCTTGGGGTACTCAACGAAACCTAAATACCCCTGCGTAACTCCAAGCTGTGCAAAATCAACAAAGTTGGCCATGAATAAATATACCAACTATTACCAAATTTTATCACATGAGCATCTTTCGACAAAATTATAATTATGCGACCTATTATAAACCTGTATAATCTTTGCGCTAATCTATTTGATTACTTAGATCATGGCAAAGGCCGATATCACATAATGGCGTTTGCCGGTCACTTAGACGATGTCATACGCCTATACTATAAATGGCCAGTGAAGAAAATCGCTCAGCTATGGGTCAAAAATGCCCTAAATGACTACAATAACGACACGATTAACAAGTTCGGCATTCTATTAAACGAAGCTATAAATGGCGACTGTACTAAAAGCGACCCAGATCTGCGAAATATCCTATGCCAAATCAATAAAACATGCAATCAGCTTGATTGACTATGTGTCAAACTATCTATTAACAACTTAACAAGTTTATCACTTATAATGTCATCTTTTTTATCTGTAATCATACTTTGTAACATGTTGTACCTCTCTCTCTCATCTATCACATCTACTATATAGGCTAACACTAGCTTAAGTGTCGGAGTGGTGAGTGCTTCTAATAATTTGTTTATGACCAAGTCTTCTTTATTGTCCTGATGTTTTCGCTTGATAGCCTCGTAAATGCTTTTGTTATATAGATACCTTATATCGTTATCTTTTATACCACTTATTACTTTTTTTATCCACTGCTTGTACTGTGCTTCCGAGTCAATAGACTTATACTTTCTAGTATATATATGTGTAGTTATTAGTTGTTTTTTATTTTTTATTGTCTCCTTATCGTAAACACCAGCTTTTATGGCTTCATCTACGTCCTTATAAGGTGTATTTAGTAGTAAGTATACGATCTTGTTTTGAAGCATAAAGTACTGCGCCGCTTTTAGTGAAGCTCTATATCCAGAACGGTCAGTGTCTAAAACTAGATTTATCACATTGTACTTATTCAGTTTAGATAGTTTCTTATCGTTTATATTCAACCCTAACAATGAAACCACATTTGTGATACCTATCCCATAAAGTGCGATAGCGTCAAAGATGCCCTCAGTTACATAAATCTCGGTGTTCTGATCATAAGGGTTATAGTTATAAACAACATCAACAAGTGATTTATTTGGTTCGGCGGAATATATATACTTATACTCTGAATTATCGCTAAGGTTTCGGAACATAAATGTTATAACCTTATTATTTTCTATAACAGGGAGTACGATAAATCTATTTTCGTTCACCTTAGGGAAGCGTATGTGTTTAATCCTTTGCGTCCCATAAAGAGTAACGAGTTCTTTATATACCTGATAGTCCCATATGCCAATCATGAACTTATTTATAATAGTAGACATGGTATCTTGTTTTAGAAAGGGAAATCTTTCTTGGAGATAGCGGAAAGCAACAGACTCCGTATTTTTGAGCAGCGCTTTAGAGAGATAACTTGCTATCTGTCGTTTAAAGTATAACGGGTCTCTCCTAGTCTTACCACCTTGGCCAGTCGGGATATTATATCTCTCGCATAGGATATTAGCAGCTTCTGCATACGAAACGTTCTCCATGAGAGATACAAACTTGATAACATCCCCACCATGTCCAGAAGAAAAACATTTAAATATATTCTTATCAGGTAATACAAAAAATGACGGTTTAGTTTCGTGTTGAAATGGAGATAATCCTCTATATTGACGGCCTATTTTTTTGAGGTCGATACCATAGGACTGGACAACGTCTATTATAGAGATAGTATTTCGCAACTTTTCAAAATCCATATTTATTCAGTAATCTACACTTCTCTGTTACTAATACTAATTGGACGGATTTTGTGCAATGGCCTTCATATAGCTTGAAGCGATATTGGCAAAGATACCACCATTACTAAACACATACTCCGCTTGATGGTGGTAATCTATGTCGTGTTTGTTCCTCACCATAGCTGGGAATGCATGCTGAGCGAAACAGCTGTTCTGCAATAGATGTTCATAACTATAGTTATGAGGCAGTTCTACGGCTTCGTCAGTCGAAAATGACAGATGCTTCTGGTATGGTCTAATGGTGATGTCTTGATACTGGCTCATGTTTATTGTGCCATCGCCATTGTTAATAGCCGTATAGAGTCTAAGACCTATCTCTATCGTATAAGACATCGGAGGAGCGCTGTAGGTAACTTCAGGTACAGGATTACCCAGAAACTTGTAAATATTGTCTGACTTGCCAAAAATAATGAAGTTAGGATGAGGTAATGGATGACCCTCGTATAAGCTATCATCATTCTCTTTATACAGGAACATGTTACCCAAGAAGTAATCTATTATCGTGGCTTCATAATGTAGCCCATGTGATGTTATCATGTGGTTATTACTTACAGGGACTCCATATTCATGAGTTAGTTCGTCGTCTGTTCTTGTGAGAGGTGCTGTGTTCAACCCGCATTGAATGCTCCAGAGGCGCGTCATAGATGGCTCCGCCTCCACAAGATGATAAAAGTTGGCTACAGAAGCGCCAGTCCCCTGCTTGATAATTGCTTGGTCGTACCCACCATACGGACGAGTCATCACATTGGAACCCGCGCGATACGCCGGGGGGATTTGGGGATTTGCAGGATTATCACCACCAAAACCACTGTTCATATAGTAAAACTGCACTGAGCTTGGCTGGTTACTCAGGTGATCAAAACTGTATAACTCGTGTCCCCAATCCCTTACGGAACCCGTTGTTACATAACGAGATGGGTCATCCATATATATAGCA